ACATCTGTGTAGAATTGATATACTGACTTGGGTTTTAATTCCCAATATTGTTGAATTTCATTCACTACTTCAATCCACTCTGGTTTCATTGATAGAAATCTATGCACCATATAATTGGACCAAGTCTTTTTAGATGCGTCATCTAATTCGTCCCAATAATTTGGTCGTTGATTATTGGTAATTTCCTGTATGTGATTAAATAGTGTTTTTGTTTTCATTGTGAATAACCTTTTAGATATAAATAAATAGTAATGTCAATAGTGAAAATGTAAATTATTTACCATTGATTGGTTAGTTCTGTTCTTGGTAAATTAAGTTTATGTTTGTAGAAATTTTTACTATCTAAATAATCACTTTCTACATCAACACTTTTATCTTTTGGTATCCCTTTCCCAACTAAATCTAACACTACTTCCTCTTTGATGTGTATATTAAACTCATCTGTTTCATCATTTAATTTTTTATCTTCCTTATCAATAAATAATTCATACTTAAATGTTGAAAAAATATTATCCTCATTTGTTTTTATTTTTATATTATAGTTAAAGTATGAGTTTTTTAAGTTATATCCACCAAACTTATCATTAGAACTAAACTCCACATCTGATGATTCGTTTAAATTAAAGATAGTCCAAACAAATGCTTTATAGGTTTGATTCAATTCTTCTTTTAAAATGTCAGTTAAGTTTTCACTTTTTTCGTAATCTAAAAAACTTGAACTTAAATACTCATCACCAACTTTGTCTCTTAAAGTGGAAATTTCTTTTTTTATATCCAACTTGTCAGCAAATACCCTTGCTCTATAATATGGTGGTCTACCACCAAACTTTTTGTCCTTAACAATACTATAACCTGAATTTTGTGCGTCATCATCAAAGTCTTTTGTAAAACCCATAGTTCTCAATAACATTTCTGTGCAATTAGACCTCAAATATCTAACCGCTAAAAAGTTTCTTCTATCATTACTTATCCAACAGTTGATTAGTTCATCATCAGTAGAAACATCAAATTTATCACGATATACTTCAATAGGTGTGTTATTTAGCAAATCAGTAGACCTCATCAAGTTTAACAATCCATTATTTTCAAAATATTTTCTATTGTCATATAAAAATTTTATTTGTTGCATAAAGTCCATATAATTTTCTTTGGGATAACCTGGTACCCAATTTGCTGCAAAAAATACTTTTGCTTCATAAGCTGATTTTAAGAAATAACTAACGTCATCAGCGGTTTGTCCCTTTTCCATCAATGCCAATATTTTATTAGTTCCATTTTCAGTTCCAACATTCATATAGTCCAATCCAACCGAAACTGCTTTTTTCAATAACTTAGAATCAAATTTTTTGTGAGTTCTAAAATAGCCACCCCAAGTTACATTAAAATCATTATGATTTTTTTCATATTCTAATCTATCAACAAACTTTGAAAACTTAGACATTGAACCATTAATTAAAGAGTCTGTAAACCAAAAAGCATTAATACCTGTATCACTTACGACTTTTTTCATATCATCCACAACACCATCAAAATCTTTAAATCGATATTTTCTGGTTTCTTGACAAAATGTGCATTTGAATGTGCAACCCCTTGACCCTTGAATTGGTAACTTAGGGTATATTTTTTCTTTTTTTGCTACATTTTTATATGAATCTAAAATATCCCTGTCCCAAGTGGGTGGATTCAATGTATTAAGATTAGTTGGTAAACTATCTCCATTGTAGATTGGTCTTCTACCACTACGACCTATTGGTAACACGGTAGGAAAGCTCGGTGTCATTTTATCCCAACGATATATTCCGTTTATATTTTCATAATTTCCGTGTTCCAAGTAAGTATTTACTAAGTCAGCTATTACTCTTTCACCCTCGTTTGAATCACAAGCGACATCAACAAACTCACGATAAAAACCTTTAACTTCCAATCCGCCGTTTTTGCCATACCAAGAATATGGGCCACCATACCAAATTTGCACATCTTTATTTTTTTGTTTAATGTATCTTGCAAAATAATCTGTAATGGTTATGTTTGATGTATATGTAGTAAAAGCTACAATATCATATGTGGATAGTTCTTCAATTTTAGGATGCCAATAATCTTTAAAATGTGGTATTACATTTTTTTTAACATTATACTCCTCGTTCCAAGGATAATCATTTCCCCAATCCCAAAAGGTAAAATAGTGTTCCGTGTTTCTAATAAACTCATAACTACCTATATTTAAATCAAATTGTTTTACTTCAACATTAGGAATGTCTATATGAGACTTTAAACTACCTAACGCGAACGAAGGTGTTTGTATAGACCATTGTGGACAAATTACTAATGCTAATTTTATTTTTTTCATTTTATTTTTAACTCATAATATAATACTGATTTATAATAATTATGAAGTAGTTCATCATTTTTTTGTATTTCAGTTATTGTTTTAAAAAATAATAATTTATTTTTCTTATCATATTCTTTGATTATATTTGCTGTTTTATCTGATTTTGATGAGTTGTATATATTAGCCCAACCAAATGGTGTTATACTACTATCAAAGTTTTTCCAACTATACCTCCAAAGTTCATCAGTTTCTTTTACATTTTTGGGTAGTGTTATGTAATGACATTCCTCAACGATATAGTCTTTTGGTATATTTTCTTTTGCAAATACTCCCCAGCCGTGAATATTAGATTTCCTAACTTCTATCTTATTACTTAAATATAATTTACTCTTCATTAGACAAAAGTATCGCCTACCGCCCAACAAACACAAGAATATCTTGCACCTTTTGTGATTGGTGTAACCTCGTGTCCTGTAAATGCAGGGTGAATAATTAACTTACCGACTTCTGGTTTTATAATTGTTCCATCAAACAACATAAATTCCCCACCCTCATATTCTGTGTGGTCGTTTAGAAAAACTATTGATGTAAGTTTTAGTGTGCTATAATCATTGTAGTTATGAAAATCTGAATGTGGATTATAAGTGTCATCTATATCATATCTATGAGCTTGTATTCTATTATGATAAATACCTGTGATATTGTATTTGTAATGAATTTGGTTTGCTATTGTTATTGCGTTCCAAAATCTGTCTAAAATCTTTTGTTCGTCATTTTTGCTGATGTTCATAATGCAATCATTATCACCCCACTTAAAGTTTACACCTTGTCCGTTTAAATCAGAAAAATGTCCTCTTGCTCTTTTTGCATTATCATCTATGTATGTCTTCATAGTTTCACACTCTTCCAATGAAAAAAAGTTTGGTCTTGTTACTACCCACCTAAAATCTTCGTTCATTTTTAGGTCTTTCATATCTATCTTTTTATACATCAATATATTCCTTCAAGTATTCTGCAAACTTTCTATGACTCTTTTCATTTGGGTGTCCGTTTTCACAAAAAGCATCCTCTATTTTACTAATGTTTTCTGACACTACTTCATAAAAAGGTTTATCAGTAAAGTTATCCAAAAAAATATCTTTATGTGATTTACCAAATGAAAAAAATAGTATATGATTTACATCAATCGACTCTAAAAATCTTTGGAATAAAATGATATCATTAAACTCCCAATCAAATTTAGAACGACTTTCTGCTGTAAATCCTATAATAAATATCGTTTCATTAATAAGTTTTTCATTTTTGTAAATCCAATCCATAGTATTTTTGATTATGGTTTCATTACTACAACCAGCTATTGCTTGGTTTATTTCTTCAAGATTTAAATCATTACATAATAACTGACTAAATCTTTGTTGGGTTCTATCTTGAAGTTCATCTCCGTCAACCCAGCTACACCCATTTGCATATAAATATTTATACAAAGGTGTCACCTAACATAAATTCTTGGATACAATATCTAACACCACTTTCTACTGGTGTAACTCTATGAAATAATAATGGACAAAATACTAATAATGTTCCTTTCTCTTTTGGCATTTCATAAAATTCTAATGTCTTTGGGTCTTGGATTGCTAATTGTGTTGAACCACCCTCATAATCCTTTGGGTCTGACAACTGAATAATCATAGCTAACTTTCTCGTAGAACTTTTCCCATTGTTGAAATCTGAATGCCAAGTGAAGAAATCACCTGGTAAATACTCAATCATTTTCATATTGTTTTCAACTTCTTGAACATTGAAGTTCCAAGATAATTGATTACAAACTTTACCTGCCACGAATAACTTCTGTTGTAATGAACTATAATCCCCTACAACATAATCTCTCATATCTTTATGTAAATACCACTCCGTTACATTTCTAAAATCTGTATTGTGGTCATCTCCAATGTGGTCGTCTAAACAACCTTGCTCACCTTTTTCGGTGTTTTTAATTTTTTCAACCAACTCATCACACTCATCACTTGTTAAAAAGTTTGGTCTTGACATATACCATTGCCAATTATTATTTTGTTTCATTTCCAAGTATCTCCGTTCATCCAAGTTATCAATGAATATCTTCTACCTTTTGTAATTGGTGTAACTCTATGTGATAAAAATGATGGAAAGATTATGATACTACCTCTTGTTCTTGGTGCAGTATAGTTTTTCTTACCGGAATCATCTGTGATACCAAATTCTAAATCTCCACCCTCATACATTGTTTCATCACTTAATTGTATAACTGCCGTTAGTTTTCTTGTAGAAGTTTCCTTCGCTCCTGTATCGGTATGCCATTCGTATTTACCACCATTTTCATATCGTAGTATTTTTACCTTTTCCATTTCTTGTATATCGTAATTGTAAATGGAATGATTAGATAATTCAAAAACCATTTTTAGTTTATTGTTTAATTTTTCGTTATCGATTATAACTTCTTTATTATCACGAACTTCTTTATTCAATACATTACTATCATAATTACCAGCAAGTTCTGATTCGGTCGGTTGACCTGTTTCTAAGTATCTCATCAATTTTTGACATTGACTTAGAGATAAAAAATTTTCTTTATGAATTACGAATTGAAACTTATCATTTTGTTTCATATAACCTCTTTATTTTGGTGGTAAATTATGAACAACTACATCACTTTGAAAGTAGGTGTCTATATCCTCCACATCTAATGAATAAAAGTCCATTGACTCACTAACTTGTGTTAGAGATACTATTTCCACTTCTTCTTCCGAAGAATTGAGTAGTTTGTTACCTATTGAGAACGCGTTTTGACCTGGTGTTTTCCAAGACCAAGTATTTCCTGATTTTACAAAATACTTCATTCCCTTTGCTAACGATTGGTCTATGAACGGAACTTTTATAGAATCATTAATTAGTGCATAACCATACATTTCAGAATTAAAAGTTCTAACAACAACTGAACTTGTTATTTCTGAACCTGTTAAATCAGTTGTAGAATAATCGTCCCAATCTTCACCACTAAACTCATCTGGTAATCCAATTGGTTTATAGGACTTAACAATATCTCCAACCTCTACATCTTGAACTTGTTTTGTTGACCCGTCAAACATAGTGATTAAACTTCCACTTGCGGTTGAGAACATCATAGTATTTTTTGTTGTCCACCTATCTCCAATCAATTTAAATGAAGGTGCAAATTGTGATTCCCATTGTTCTATATCATTCAAAAGAATATGCTTGTCTGGTGTAGAAACGTAATTTAACTTTTTTTGACTAAAATATCCAATTGAATTTCTTACACTACCACTTGAGACAATATATTTTTCAATCAGTAATGAACCACTATCAACTGCATTTTGATAAACATTAGTTGATGGATTATATTTATGAAATTCTAAACTTTTTAGACTTTGAAAACCTGTGGCGTGTCCGCCTGGATTTCTAACTAAGTAATCTGGATGATACTGATTATTAGAACTAAAAGAACCTGTATTAAATAATGGAACCAAACTTGAACTAACTGGTGATGAACCTAAGATTGTTCTCCAATTGCTTTTATTAAATGAACCACTAACAATATTCAATAATGAATCATCACTATACCAAGGTGTTTGAAAAAATAAATGAAAACTACCTGAGTATTGTGCTTGACCTCTTTGTGAGAAGTAAGTGTGTGATGTATTTCCATTATACTCAAAGTTTACTGAAATATTGTGTCTGGCAAAACTTGAACTAATTAATGGTTGTTGAGCAAAAGACGGATTACATTTTTCTGAATCATTTTGTCCGTAAATATATGCGGTTGTACAACCCTTTTCATTTGCATAATCTGCCATTAAATTAAATGAAGCTGTTTGTTCGTTGTAAGTACCATAAACACCACAAGCTGTATTCATTTCGTTGAAGTAAACATCATTGGTTCCTTCCTCTATAAAATAATCCAAAGAAGTTAGAATTCCAATATTGGTGTTTGATGGCCAACTACTACCCGTTATCGTATTTAAAATAATATTTGCTTTGTTTTGTGCGTTTACTGACATAATTTTTTCCTATATATAAATATAAACTTAGTCCATTTTAGTGAATATATTTTCTTTTAATACTGACTTGGCTGGTGTATTCCAATCATCTATAAACATCATTGCGTAATTGTATCCTTGTTGTTTGATTTCATTACAACGAATCCATATTAAATCTAAATTTAAACCTGTTCCTCTATGATTTGGAAACACATATTTCTGGCATAACATAGGATATTTTCTATTCCAATCTATAAATGCCCAACCACCCTCAACTAAATAAAATGTCCAATTATCTTTTAATCTACTTCGTAGGTCTTTTAAATTCCACTCTTGCCAATCTTTTCCAAATGAATCTTTAAATTCAGATAACTCTTTTGATATTACTTGTATTTGTTCTGAACTAATATCATTGTAGTTTGTAACCACTTGATACGCTGAAACTTCTCGTGGTTCGTAATTACTTAAATCTATTTTGTAATACATCTTTTATTTTCTCTGCGTATTGTTTGTGTGATTTTGGACCTGGATGTAATCCATCATCTGTATAATCTATCCTATCAAAGAATACATCAAACTTTTCTTCTGGTAAATCCATATCCCAAGTTCCCCAAATGATTTTATCTCTACCTATAAACTTATTCAGTAAATTATATTGATGTAAGAAATAAAAGTAATTATTATACTCGTTGAAGTCAACGAGTTCTTTTAACTCCCAAGGTTTGTAAACCACTCCATCATCATTAAACCAAGTTCTTCTAAAATAATGTGGAACCGTAATGATAAATACTTGTCGTGTTGATGTTGGAATATAAACTTCTGATAATGTTTTGACTGTAAAATCTAAACCTGTTCCACCTGCTCCGTAATTATGAACTGCTGTGTTTTCATCTCCGAGTAAATGAGTAAAGGTTTGAGTCTGTTCTAAATCCCAACCATAAGTCCAACTACAACCAAAAGTATAGATTTGTCTTCCCACATTTTCATCATTGTAGATTGGGTCGTGTTGTCTACCACCCTCTAATTTACCAAAATTATTTTCGTATATGTTGAGACCTTCTTCTGTTCCGTCTTTGTATACACGATAATTATCAAAGTAGAATTTATCTACATTGTATTTAACTTTCTTGTCCAAGTCCACTACCTTCTAACATCTTTTGTGGAACAACTCCACAATTACCACAACTATAAACTTGAATTGGAACTATTGCTTCTTTACCTGTTGGACTCATCAATGCCGATATCTTTTTTAAAAAGAATGCCGGTATAAAAGATGCGTTTCCACAATCTTCACATTGAATG